ACTCAAACCCAAACAATGCTGCTGGCTTGTTGTCTTCTGTTAGAGCCAGATAAGCCTCACTATTAGAAACATCCATAGCAAGGCTTAACACAGGATTGAGTTGGCATCGAAGCAAATCTTCTAAACTATTGTCTAGTAGATTATCAAGAACCAACGGTATATCATTGATGCTAGCAGGTCTTACATAAAAACCAGGGGTGGAAATAGTCATCAGGCTCTACGATAGAAACGAGTGTTGTAGTTGCCTTCCCAAGTCAAACTATCAAGACTTACCGGGAATGCAGTATCACCTTTAATGGTGATTTTAGTATTCTTATTACGTTGGAATACAGGTACAACGTGTTCAGCAGAAGCTGAAAGGTTTACACTACCTAATTTATAGCTGTTAGGTAAAGTAACTGTCACAACGTTATCCCAAGAATCTTTACCAGTAATATCAACAGTGTACGTTACAGGACCACTTAAACCTGTAGACACCTTAAGACGGTGTATAATCAGATCTGCAGTTGCATCTGCCGTGTATTGGTTTTGACCACCACTTTGACCCACAAAGAATGTAGGTAGTTGAATAGTCATTTCATAAATGTAACCAATAATTAGATTACGTCCACGTAAATCACCGTCAATATCAACGTAATAGTTACCGGCAGAACCTGAAACTGTTGGTAAAAGAATTGTACCATTAGATTGTACATCTGTAATGGTTTGACCTATGTACCCACCTAGTTCTAATAAACAGAAGGTTTTACTAGTGATGTGATCATACGGTAAGAAGACTCTTGTAAGATCATTAGCAGAGTCATAGGTTCTGTAAGGATTAACAGAGAACAAATCAAGACATACATCAGTCTTTTCCCCAGTAGAAAGTGTCAGGAAACCTTGTTCACTAGATTGTGTGAGATCGTAGGATTGTAAGAAAACATTAGTTCCATCTTCACAAACTGCATAGAACGTAGTTTGATCAAAGAACTGTTCAAGTAGATTACCAGTTAGTTGCCACTTGTACCAAGTGTTAGCCCGACGTTCGTTACCAACTTGGTAGTACCTATACTGATACAAAGTATCTGTACCTTGTTCACCGAATGAGATGATGGACAAAGCAGGTGAGGCAACAAAACTATCGACAGTAGCTGGTACTAGTTCGGAAACATTATTAGTTAATTCGTTAGCATCGGCAGGTGCTTCTTTTCTGATATTACTGATTTCATATAATCTAGTCCACAATAGTGTCTTAGATACAAAAGCAAGGCTGGTACCAAGTGACACCGCATCTAAATTAGAATCACATTCATACCTTCCAAGCGTATTGAGCTTAGCGGTTGTTGGACTAAGAATATCAGCATCAGTGGATAGTAGGAATTGTTCGTTTTGACCAAACATCACAAGACCCACACTGACCGTTTGCACGTATGTAAGATTAACAGGTTGTTGTGAAGTAGCACTCAAATCAATGGGATCAGCTGCAGAGACAAGCTGTGCAGATCCTGCAAAGAAGTTAAAGTAATCACCAGCTTTACTAAGGATTACATTCTCATTAGAAAGGAATCCAAGGCGGTTACGGTAGAAGAATATGTTGTTAATCTTTTGACCAATAAAACTCGGAATAGGATTAGTAAGATTATCTCCAACTAATCTGTCCTCCCAATCTACAGGACTAAAACTAAAAGAACCATCTGCTTCACGAACAAGCTCGTGAGGCATTGTCAACTCATCAATTTGATATTGAATACCAGGGGCAACAGTCTCTTCCCACACACCAGGACCACTTGTGGCACTGTCAGTAGTGTTGAACTTAACCCACATGTCATCCGCATCTACAATATCACTGTTGTAAACTTTAACCACGTAGCCATTTTGGCATTGGTTAGGGAGCCTACCAGTAACGTTGATTTGATCTTGGAATACATAAAGACCTTCTTCAGCGCCTGAACCAGTTGTAGACACTGTAAAGGCACTAGTTCCTAGAAGATAAATACCAGGACCAACAGCTGTAGCAGTTACTCCGTGAGTACCAGTTGCAGCGTTAATGGTAGAAACAAGGTTAGAAACAATGATACCTGTGTCTACGTTACCCGATGATGTATCTTTGGGGGTTTGATAAGTGTAGTCTACATTATTAATGCTGACAATATATTCCGCATGATAGGCAACAATACTAACAACAACAAATGCCTGATCAGGTAGTGCAGTACTTGTCGTTGTCTTCATTGCTGTTACCTTTGCTTTGTTTAGTACAAAGGTATAATCATTAATAGTCAGCAGTTCAATATCATCAGCTGTTGCTCCGTACAAATAACCATTTGACGGAATCGTAGTGATGTTACAATTAGTTACTTCTGCATCATAGTTGGTTTCAGCCACACCTTCTGCAGTTACTGCGTTATCGTGGTCAGTAACAGCAGTCGCTAAGTTACTAGTAGCAGCACTTAAATCACCAGCGTTGTATTCAGCAGCTGCAGTAGAAACCAATTCATAGATTTTAAAACCCTCACGTTTGATGTAAGGGTAATCATCAGTACGTTCTACACCTAATTCATATTGAGCAGGGAAGCTGCTAACATTAGCATATTGACCAATAATAGTTCCAGCATTTATAAGTAAATAGTTAGAACCATTATACGAAACACCGGATATTAAACTTTGCTGATAATTAGTATCGTAGGTAGTAGATACTTCAAACAAAGAAGATTGAACTCCAGTTTGACCATCTGATACTTCAGCGTATGTCGAACTGGACTGATTCAAATCTTCTAGTTCAGCTTCAGTTGTATCAACAGCAGTGTTGTACGTTGTTAAATCTGTTTTAAGATTTGTAAGGTTACACGTAACAGGTACACCAGTATTAGTGCCCATATCGACAGCACGTGGACTGCCATCAATCAGGCTCCACACACGAAAAGTGTTGTCATCATACTGTGCAACATACTTTTCCTGTTCATCCCTAAGGATCGAAAACCACTTGCCGGAAGTAGAAGCGTTTTTTAGATTAGCTACAAACTTACCGCCAGGTCGCTTTAGCATCCCCAAGGCGTAATCAGGAAAGACATTGTTAGCGTCGGTAACCTGACCAGGAAATTTAAGATTGTCGGGTTGTTGAGAAATGCCAAGCAAAAGGGTTGGGATCCTTTGGGTCAGTGTGCTCATCTGATCAGCGCGTGATACGGTTGATAATTGTTGTAATAGTTTTCACCTTCTCTCCAGCCGAAGATGCTGTAATCGCCTTGATTACAATCGTATTCGAGAGCGGCTGCACGAGTTTGAATTTCTTGTTCTTGGAGAAGTTGATTCAAAGCTGGATCACCTACCATTTTAGTAGCAGACAAACGGGCAGCACGTGCCATAATATACTGCTGAATAGCAGGAGGTACATCCTCAAATTCAAACATCCAAGTTACATCAGCTTTAATATCTGAAGTCCATTCAAACGAATGAGTATATTTATTGTAGAACTTACCATTTCTACGAACAGGGTTGTAATCGTCTCTATGTGTATATTTACTGGTATCCATCTGTAACACGTTGGGAGGATAAGCAATCTCTTTGGTTACAGAATCAGGGCTAAATGAATAATCAGCTTCAATATTAAAGTGCCATCCTTCTGATTGTACTTGTCTGTTAACTTCACGAAGGGTGGTGAGGACGATAGCAACTTCAGGGTTCTGAAGATCTAGTGTGGTGACAGGAGCCTGCCCCACTGAGCTAAGTATTTGATTTACAGCATCCAGTTCTGTGGACGCAGCATATGTGACAGGCATAATTTTAAGTAAAAAAAAGGAGCCCCCGAAGAGGCTCCCGTTGAACAAATATTTAATTGGATCAGAATGCGGCAGGCTTGGTAGCGGTACCAGCAAACAATTCCACGCAAGCAGCGGGGTTCAGGTAATCAGCACCCATGGCAAGACGACCAAGGATAACGTCGCCCTGGTAAACCACGGACACGTCACCGCTGGTGACTTGGACTTGAGGACCAATAGCCTCAACACAGCCAGCACCTTCGCGTTGGAAGATGAGACCACAGCTGTTAGCGAATTCGGTTTCTTCACCGTACTCGTTGTTGATACCAGCAACATCAGCAGCGGCATCTTCAAGAGCTTCAGACACGAACGAACCAGTGTTACCAGGATCAGTGACACCGGGGTTGGTAGCAGAAGCGGTACCGTACTTCGTACCATACTGGCTGAAGAACGGGATGTTCATGGATTTGTAGATACGGATACCTGCAATTTCCATGATACCTTGACCGGACTGCAGGGCAGTACCTTGCTGGTCACGATTCACCAGATAAGCACCTGAACCAGTACCACCGATTGCTTGAATCAGTTCGTAGTACTGACGGGGGTTCAGGACAGCCACACGACCGTCGCTGCTAACACCTTTCTCGTCCAGAGCAGCTGCAGCATCATAGAATGCACCAACCAGGTTGTTAGCGTTGTAAGCGTCAGAAGCGTTAGCGGTAGCGCCAACACGGATCTGAGTACCACCAGGCTCAACGAAGCCAGTCTTGGTGATAGGAGAAGCAGCGCGAGCGCCACGGGTCAGAGCACGGAAGATCAGACGATCGTACTTCTGAGCCAGAGCATAGCCGATCTTACGGGAGATTTCGCTACGCAGGTCATAATGCGACAGAACTTCATCGAGTTCGTACACGAAAGCCGAGCTGATCAGAAGGTCATCACAGGTGATGGTCTTTTCAGCCACCGGGGGCGCACCGTCGGTGTTACCGAGGATAGCGTTTCCGGGAGTATGGAACTCAGCTTTGGTGTGACCAGTATAGATGAACTGCAGACTCTTGCCATTACGCAGAGTACGCTTCATCACAAGGTCACGGGCAATAGCATTGTGCTGGAAGCCCTTGAACATCTCACCGCTAAACAGCTTGAGATACAGAGCGCGGGCGTCACCCGCAGAGTTAGCCTGACCAGGACGAGTCAGACTCGTGGTCAGAGTAGAATTTTGTTGTGCCATTTTAGGTAGGAGTTAAAGTATTAAGACTTGCTCCCAAAGCTTTGGAAAATTTTTTCAGTTTTTATTGTGGTCTATCCCACCGTCTAGACGGCGAAGGGTGTCCTCGTAAGGGCCAACGCCAATAGGAGCCAGGTCCGACTCTGAGGTGCCTGACTCCCGCTAGTTACAGAAGACCTTTAAGGCACTTCTTTTGTTTTCTACATTGTGGTTTTTTATCACCACACTGACCGCAACGTTTGAACACGGTTGAATCAGCTTTGCTGGGATCAAGACGGGTAACGTTGGCAGTCATTTTTTTAGACTGTTGAGCCATTAGAATTTAGTGGCGTGTGATTTGTATGCAATGCCGCGATACTTAAGCTTGGCTTCTTTTGCAGCAGCCTGTTGCTCCCGAACACGGGCATCCAATTCGACTTGTGTCATTGTACTAGATGAAAGTACCTAACCCCCGTTCCATGATTAGGTGACATGCGTTCGCCATTTGCGAATAGCGAATGAACGGACGGCATTGCTAGGTTTACCCTACAGCGGGGGCGCTAAGGGCGACAGGAGTTGCCTCAACAGAAGCAAGGTCCAAAGGGAAGTTGTGTGCGTTTCGTTCGTGCATGACTTCGAATCCAAGGTTTGCTTGGTTAAGAATGTCTGCCCAAGTACGAACAACACGTCCCTGACTATCAAGAAGGGACTGGTTAAAATTAAAGCCGTTAAGATTAAAAGCCATCGTGCTGACACCCAAAGCAGCGAACCAAATACCAACAACAGGCCAAGCAGCCAGAAAAAAGTGAAGGCTGCGAGAATTGTTAAAGCTTGCATATTGGAAAATCAAACGTCCGAAGTAGCCATGGGCTGCAACGATGTTATATGTCTCTTCCTCTTGACCAAACTTGTAACCATAGTTCTGGGATATGTCTTCCGTAGTCTCCCGAACAAGCGAGGAGGTGACGAGACTTCCGTGCATAGCACTAAAAAGACTGCCGCCAAATACCCCAGCAACCCCAAGCATATGGAAAGGGTGCATAAGGATATTGTGTTCTGCTTGGAAGACAAGCATATAGTTGAACGTTCCACTGATACCAAGGGGCATAGCGTCAGAGAAAGAACCCTGACCGAACGGGTAAACAAGAAACACTGCAGTAGCTGCAGCGACTGGAGCAGAGTAAGCAACGAAGATCCAGGGACGCATCCCTAGTCGATAGCTAAGTTCCCACTCGCGTCCCATGTAAGCATAGATGCCAATGAGGAAGTGGAATACGGTGAGCTGGAATGGACCCCCGTTGTACAGCCATTCATCAAGTGAATTAGCTTCCCAAATTGGGTAGAAGTGTAGTCCGATGGCATTGCTGCTCGGAACGACGGCTCCCGAAATAATGTTGTTTCCATACAACAAGGAGCCTGCGACAGGTTCGCGGATTCCATCAATGTCAACAGGTGGAGCGGCGATGAACGCCAAGATAAAACAGGTGGTAGCGGCGAGCAGACAAGGAATCATCAGCACACCGAACCATCCTACATAAAGACGGTTGTTAGTAGAAGTAACCCAGTCAGTAAACTGGTCCCAGGCATTCTTCTGCTGTAAAGCAATTGTTGCAGTCATTTAAGTTTGTCCAGGAAGGAGTATGAATAACTCACCCTATTACCTTTAATCCCC